GACATTATTGCTGCTCTAGCAGAAGAAGGCGTTACTTGGAGTGTATATCAAAGCACCTTAGATGCAATTGAGAAGGACACAGAAGAAATTGAAATTCTTCCTAAGTTTGATCCAAAGGCCCAGCCAGAAGATACTCTACTTGTAAGAATGACAAGAGATAACATGAGATATGATATTCATGGCAGAACTTTTACAAAGGACCATCCTTTTGTGGCAATGCCAGAAGAAGATGCTCAACAAATCTTTGATACAGAGGAGGGTTTTCGTTTAGCGACACCAAAGGAAGTTCAGGACTTCTACAACTAAACGTTAACATAAGTTAATGGCAGAAATATATGTAAAGCAAGCCTCACCAGTAAGATTTAAATTATACTGGGGTGGAGAAATAACAGATGCAACTGGTAATGTAACTGCAGTAGTAAAAGAAGCATTGCCATCTGGTACTCTAAGCGCTGCAATAGCAACTTATACTGCCACAAAACTAGATACAGATATTGGAACTTATGAGATTATAATTCCACATACAATTGCAAGCCAACCNAAAAAGCTTAGAATTGAATGGACTTACTCAGTATCTGGCGTATCCTCTTCAAACATTCAAATGGTAGATATTGTTACGCCGTATGTAAATATATACGATGTAATTGACGATTTAAATATTGGGACAGACCCTTCTGACCCGAATCATAAAACATATAATGATCTACAGCAAGCAGAGAAGTATGCTAGAAAATTAATTGAAGCGTATACAAATCAATTTTTTCATAGTTATATTGGTACACAAATTGCACAAGGACATGGGTCAGACATTCTCCCACTTCCAATTAGAATAGAGCAAATTACAAAACTTTATGAGCAAGACGTTAAAGTATTTGATTCTGCACTTTCCGTAAACAACTGGTTCTATATACCAATAGTTTCTGAATCAAATTATGGAGTCAGAGTTAATCTACAAGATCTTCAAGACGACACAATATACTCGGCAAACGGAATGGTTACCCCATCAGTTAATAGCAGGGGCCATTCTGGAACATTTAAGAAAGACTTGAGATATCAGGTTGAAGGCTTATTTGGCTGGAACTATGTGCCAGACAATGTTAAAGAAGCCTGTAAAATTTTAATGAAACAATACTTCGAGCAAGACCGTGCATGGAAAGATAAATACGTAAAAAACATAAGCACATTTGACTGGAAGTTTGAGTTCATGGAAGACGCACACAGAGGAACTGGAAACTTATACGCAGATCAACTGCTTGCGCCATATGTAACAAATGGCATGGTCGTATTCTAAATGAGCCTGGCAACTTCATTAATGCCAATGAAGCTAGACATCTATCTTCAATTAGACACTCAAGATGAGAACACTGGAGCCATTAAAAAAGAATGGATATTTACTAGATCTGTGCCATGTGCGGCAAAAGGCATAATTTCAAATTCTGGTTCTGGTCGAGGCGGAGACAAGCAGATATTTAACAATAGATACACAAACGAACAAATGCTTGAAATTAGAACACCAGAACAGATAACATATAGAGAAAAGATTACTAATGTTAGAGATATGTCTGGCAATGTAATATGGAAAGAAATAAATTATCCAANCAATACGCCGACAGTATTTGAGGTAATAAGCTCTACCCCGATTACCGATCCATTTGGTAATGTTCTTGCATACAACTCTGTTGCAAAGAGATCGGAGAACCAGGAAATTGGATTCTAGCGNAGCCTTAATTCAAACTGCCAGCGGACTTGAAAGATTAATGGCAGGGTCAGCCCCAGGAGTTCTTAGGGATAGTACAGTGGCACAAGTATCTGCATTCTTGTATTATGAAGCAGCGGTACTTTCAAAGCTAACAACAAATGCTGAGTTTAAGAATTTATTTAAAACAACAATATTTAATCAAATAGAAAAAGATTTTGGCGAATATATTGATTCACAAGCAAGGGTAAGGCCAAGATCATTGCATCACGTTTATGAATGGAACAAGGTTGGCGTTCCAACATCGAGACTATTTAGGCTATCTAGATTTGATACTGACGGACTTTCTTTTAGAATCAATTATGATTTTAAATTATCTAAATCTTCAGTCCCATCCAAAAATAAAAAACAAAAGAAGAAATACATATTTGCAAATAAAGCTCTTGTGATGGAGACTGGGATGCCCGTAGTAATCCGCCCAAGGTCCGCTGAGCGCCTAGTATTTGAACTAGATGGTGAAACAGTGTTTATGCCTAAAGGCACGTCAGTGACCGTCAAGAGGCCAGGAGGAGCACAGGCAACAAATCAATTTGCATTATCTTACGGAAGATTTTTTGGCGGGCAGCTAGTAAATTCATCCATAAAGTCATCAGGACTACAAAGAATATTTAACTCAAAAATGACAAAAGCATTAAATATTCCAATTAGTATAAAGAAGGTGCAATATAGCTTCAGTCCTGGTAAAATAAGAACACAGGCGGACGCATCACTGCAAGCAGCATTTGGAGGCTCACTATGACGGTAGACTATAAAATAGACGCAATGTTTGAGCTTCGTAAATTTTTGTGGAAAGAATTAAAAGACGCTGGAATATTTGATCCGTATGACTACTATTCAGATAATCTAGGAAGAGAAATAATTCCTATTATCCCCGTCCAGCAGTCACCAGAAATGGATCAATTCCTAAATGGCAAAAAACATGTTGTGTACGATAAGATCGGAATGTCATTTGAGGACATCTGGCTAATAGCCTGCGAAAAGGTTTTATTTACAATTTACTCTACAGATATCACAGAGGTATACGAAATAAGAAACCTCATGATGGACCTATTCCGCAGAATGGATGAGTCAGCTAGGGATGCCAATAATGCCAGAGATACAGATAAATTAATATTCCACAGCATTCATGTGGTCGAGACATCACCCATAGAGCCTTCAACAGAACTTCAGGGTTTTATATCCACAGATGTCATTCTAGAGGTCAAGTATTCAAGGACCACCGATTCCAAGGGCAGATTCAACTAGTTGCTTTTAGTCTAGTTATCCAGTAAAATTAGCTAAGAGGAAAAAGAGAGCCTAGCCAGCTTTGATTAGATTTAAAATGTAAGTCAATATATATATATGTTTATTTAACAGGAGGTTTTACAAATGGCAAATCAAATTGCAGGTAATGCTAAGAATATTCTAGTTGGTGCTTCACCACTATTTATCACAAACTTAGACGTTACAACTACAGGATATGTAGAAAATTTTGCACCTGGAGAGCAGGGCTCAACAGCACCAGCTTTTTCAGCCCCAACAGCTTTAGCTGATGGAAAGTCATACACAGATACTTTAAATGAAGTAACTGCTTCAGCAACACCAGCATTCTATTACAGAAACGTTGGTTACACAAACAATGGTCTTCAGGTAACATACAACCCTTCATACGGTTCAGTTACAGTGGATCAGCTTCTTGATACAGCAAAGCTTTTCAAGGAGTCAATGGAAGTTATGATCGCTACAGAAATGGCAGAAGGTACTCTAGAGAATGTTCTTACAGTATTCGGCCAGAGCTCAAGCACACTCACAGAAGGAGCAACAGTAGACAAGCTTGGTCTTGCTGGTGGTGCTCTTGGCGAGGCTCCAACAGAGCGTCAGCTTGTTGCAGTAGGTCAGGCTCCAACTTCTGGAACAGGTGTATCAAAGGCAGAGCGTGTATACTATGCACGTCGTGTTCTTTCTGTACAACAGTCACAGTTCTCTTTGGCTCGTAACGCAGCATCAACATTCCCAGTTACATTCCGTTTGCTTCCAGACGGCTCAAAGTCAGGTCAGGAATATGGTTTCATNGTAGACCGTGTTCTTAACAAGACAGCCTAATTAATATAATTAATTAATAGATTGCCCCCTAAGAAATTAGGGGGTTTTCTATTGCTATGATATTTCCGATATGATACAATAATTAAGACGAAATCCTAGGAGGATTAAATTGGCAACTACAGTATATGATGTTGAAGAAATTCAACTACAAAATGGCGCAACAGTTAAACTCAAGCCTTTAACAATTAAAGAGCTTCGTGAGTTTATGAAGGTCATTCAGAGAACACAAGAAGTAACATCAGAAGATGAGACATTGACAATTCTTATTGAGGCATGCGGAGTGGCACTACAAAAGCAACTCCCAGACCTAGTAGCAGATAAAGACGCATTTGAAGACACACTTGACGTTCCAACTATCAATCGCATTCTAGAAGTTTGCGGCGGAATTAAGATGGACGACCCAAACCTACTAGCGGCAGCAGTACTGGCTGGTCAGAACTAGATCTAGCCGCTTTAGAAGGGGAAGTTTTTCTTCTTGGTAATTGGATAAATTACGAACAACTAGAAGACAATCTTTCAATGCCAGAGTTAATCCAGACTTTTAAATCAATGCAAAAAACTGAATCGGAAAAAAGAAGATTTTTAGCTTCAATTCAGGGAGTAGATTTAAATGAAAGCAGTAATGAAAATGAGGGGGGTTCCTCCTTCGAAGATGTTAGAAGAAGAGCACTTGGCATAAATGCATCAACAGATGATGTTGTTTCACTACAAGGATCTTTTGCCAGCGAAGCTGGCTTTGGCATCAACGCAGGATTAGGATACCGAATAGAGTAATATAAGTATATGGCAGATAATTTAATCACGACCAATATTACCGCCCACGCAGACTTCACGAGTTTAAGAACTCAACTAGCTGCGGTTACTGCCCAACTCGTAAAATTACAAGAAACAACAGCGGGAACTAACGCCAAGCTTGCAAATCAAATTGCAGTGATGAACAAGTCGTTTGCAGAAACGATGCGTTCAACTGGCCAGTTCTCTTCACACTTTGTATCACTATCTTCAGACGTAGACAAGTTCGGCAAGAACTTAGATAGAGGCCGTTTAAAGCTCAACGATTACTATAATGCTTGGAACGGCCACACAAAGAAAACTAGCAACTTAATTAGAGATCTTGCAAAGCAGCAAGTAATGCTTCAGCAAGCAATAGTTCAGCCAGTTGGTAAAAATGCACAAG